AGGCCCTCAGTGGCAAGCCAGTTAAGCACGTCGTCCTTGGAAACCTTTTCTTTGCCTTGCAACCAGGGAATAAGTCCGCTCCACTTGATTTCGTCAGCCTTGGCTCCGGCTTTGGCAATCTGAAGCACCTGCATAGGCGTTGCCGTTTTCGGCATTTTTTCGGTAATCGTGCGCGATAGCTGGGAATAGAATTCCGGCATCTCGTCGGACAGATCGGCATTTTCCAGTCTTTTTCCAAAAAGCTCTTCGTTTATTGCTTTGATCATCTGGAAAGCTTCTTCTCGCCTTTGCTCAATAACAATTTGATCGTTCGCTCTAGCCTCTTCAGCATCTTTTTTTGTTTCAAAATAATTTGGACGCAATACATAAGTTTCAGGATCGCTGATGAGCACGGTGAAATAGATTTTGCCTAAATGCTTGGCCAGTTCCACCGGGTTGGCTTCGATGGGCAAATCGTAGAGATCGGCCGTTTCCAGGCCGCCATCTTCGCGCTTGGTAAATCCGTAAGGAATCAACGTGGATTGAGTTTGGCTCATTGCCTCTTCCTCCATATCGGTCAGCTTCTTGCGAACCTCTTTAATTTTGTTCACTAGGTTTTCACGTCCAGATCCAGACCTTAGTTTTTTATCGAGCCCTTCGAGTTTTTTGCTCTGAACTGCGTGAAGTTTGTCGTATTCCTTGTAGTCCAATCCTGGGCGTCTTTTGAGTTCTTCCAGCTCTTCCTCCGCTTCCCTGATCTGATCTTTAATCATCTCTTGGCGCGGAGTTAGGAGTTGCCCCTCAAACTGCTCGTCAAAGCGAGTAAGCGCTTTCTCCAGGCCTTCGAGCTGGCGACGGAGTTTGATCCGCTGCGGTGAGCCTTTCGAGCCCTGGCGCGCGTCCTGGATGAATCCAGCGAGGTCGTATTGTGACTCTTCGACTTCTTTTTCCTCTGGCTTGGTTTCAGTGGTTTCAGCGAGATAGGCCTTGTAGGCTTCTCCTGCTGATTCTCCTTCGCCGAGAATATCTCCATCTGAGTTGTATATCCGCCATTTGCCAACATCGCGGAAAAGGCCGGAAATAAACCATCCATCACCGCTCGCCGAGGTATCATCCGGGCTCGCAAGGAAAAACTCGCCTCCAAGAACTCCGCGAATCTCTTCCTCGGTAAGCTCCTTGCTGTCAGGTGGTGCTTCAAATGGATGATCTTCAAAGAGCCTATTCCCGGCTTCATCCATAACCTTCCTGTAATCGACCGGGACTAATCCGCCGTTTTCACTTTCCAGTAATATCCAGTAGCCTGTTTTGTCCCAGCGGTGTGCCTCGACGTCGCGGGCTTCCCCATCGACATAAACTAAGGATCCAGCCGGAGCTCCATTACGGAGCCATGATGGTGCCGGGAACGGTGATTGTGATAATTCGGTGAGGATCTGCAAAAGCGCCTTTTTCTTGGAATCCAATTCCGGCTGGCGGGTAAATTCTTTTCCAAGCATTTCCTCAAGCGAGGCGATCGACTTGGCGAAATCGCCGAATCTCTCTTGCCTGTTTGAGACGTTCCTCATCAGGCCGCGCATGGATCCTTCCAACGATCCGAGGCTTTGAGCTCCAAGTGTCATTTCGTGCCTGGCTCCATTTGGGAGAGCTATCTCAATTCTCCATTGGATCGGCTGATTGCTTCCAGAATCCCATTTGAGGCGAAGGGTGATGTTGTCGCCATATTTTCCAAGGATCTTGCCGTCATCCTTACTGGTTGGGATAGGTTGATTGGCGATTGCCTCTTCCGCTTTTTTCCGCTCGGTATAGGTCTTGCCAAGGAATTGAAATTCAAAATCTTTGGTGAAGGTGCCTTTGATTACATCAATGACTTTTTCAAAGAACTCAAGCTGGTCCTTTTCATACTTTTCATCTTTCTTGAGATCGCGGATCGATTCCCGTGCTTTTTCGATGGATCGGAAATGGGTGTCGCGCTTCCGTTCAAGTTTATTGACATCTGCCGCGAGCTTGGCCCGGAGCAAAAGGCGAGGATCCCCGGCCGCTGCCGAGAAAGATTGCTCGAAGTCAGCGACGCTCGATCCTCCTTCGTTCATGTCGGCACCGTCCCCGGCGAGAACGCGGAGATTGTTTTGCCCCTCCGTATTGAGAAGCATTTGAGTGAATCGGTAGATGAATCGCACCTTGTTCAAAAGGACCTGCCAGCGGCGGCCGTCGTGTGATCCTTCCGCGAAATAGCGGTATTCATTCACGGTGTTCCATCTGTTGCCTTGTCTCCAGCCGCGTCCGTTGCGCTGTTCAAGAGCGCCAGGCGTCCAGGGGGCGTCAAGATGGTGCATTGCGCGGAGGTTGCGCTGGGCATTGACTCCGGTTCCCATTGTTTCGGTGCCGCCGATCATAAAGCGCACTTTCCCCTGATTTGCGAGGGAGGCAATATCCGCCTTGGTCAACTTAGCCGAAATCTTCAAAACCTTGCGGAGAGGGTCATTTGGGCGCAAAGCGATAGGATCGAGCGACATATTTCCGAGAATGGCGATTTCCTCCGGTGCTACTCCCTGGGCCATCAGTTTTTCAACAATGTCACGCGCAAGGTTGAACTTCGGCCTTCTGACTTTGCGACGGCGGGCTTTGCCTTCATCGTCGTAAGTGGGCATCCCGAATTCATCTCGAATAATTTCATCGTTATCGGTGTAATCGTTCAATCCTCGCTCCATGAAGATCATTTGAGTGGATTCCGGGTGCTCATTGTAATGAGTCATCGCGTTACCAAGCATCATGTTGATCTTGCTCCCTGCGTAATCTGGGGCTGTTGGATCAACGAGACGATAATCGAGCGCCGAGGCCGTTCCTTGGCCTTCCATTGTGATAGGAGTCGGCCTGCCCATTTTCATGGCCAACATTTTGCCTTTTCCGTCCATCGCCTGATATTCGACGTATTGCTGGCGGATCTGCTCCTTATGGGCGAGCTGCTCAGGGCTCATGTCGGAAATCACCGTTTTAACGGCCTTGAAAGGTCTTCCAACCGGATTTTCGGTCATGCCTTCAGTTGATTCCCGGTCTTTGAACTCCGGCATATCCTTGGCGAGAACTACATCGAAATACCTGCCAGCCATCCGAGCCAGTTCTGGCACGTTGACAAAGGATAGTAGTCGAGTGACAGGCTCATGGGTGCCTCCGGTGGTGAGCTCAACATCGGAAACCGCAGCTGCGAAGGAATTGAACCAGTCGTCAAAGTTGTCGATTCCGCTATCGCTCATTTCCTCATCCATCACAAAGCGCATCATGTTGTAGGCTTCGTTCAGGTTGTTGGTAAGCGGCGTCCCGGTGAAGAGATACACACCTTTTCCTCCGTTTTGGCCTTTAACGTAGTCGGTAATGGCTCCCATTTGCCAACCGATACCGCTTTCCACTTTGTTCAGGCCTTTGATTACCTTCCTGGTAGCAAGGTTGATTTTTTTGAAAATGTGCGCTTCATCGACGATGATATTGTCGATCCCAAGATCTTCGAAAAGGATTGCACCTTCGGCCTGCGCTTTCGCTGCCTTATCGGCAATGCGCTTTCTGATGGCGATACGTTGTTTCACCAATTCTTTTGCGGTGGAAGAGTCCTTAACATATTTCAACGCCATGCCGACGGATTTCATGTCGTCAAGATCCAGCTCTTGATTGTAGCCAATATCTTCAAGCTCCTGGGCAATTTCGTTTTCAAGTGCCACGATCTGCTTGTCAGCAATCTGCATCAATGTTTTTTCAGATAACGTGAATCGCTCAATCAAAGAGTGTGGCACGATCACGGCATCCCATTCATCCAAAGCGATTTGCCTCAATGCTGAATCCCGGTTTTCAGGGCTTAGATTGTCCACATAAAGGAACTTCCCGTTGGGGTATGCCATTTGAAATTCTTCATAGACAGCCTGGGAGTTTGCGTTGTGAGCAAAAATGAGTGTTTTACGGAATTTCCCAAGCCTCCGGCCTTCGACGGCGAGCCCGGCCATAGTGAAGGTTTTACCCGTGCCGACCTCGTGAGCGCCAACACCTTTCCCATCCATGATGAATCTCCATACCGCATCTTTCTGATGCTTGCGGAAATCGAACTCGGAATTACCCATTTTCAATGCCAGGCCTTCAAGGCGAAGATGATCCCCGTTACGTTTCGGGGTGACTTCTGAGTTCATTACCTCGTTGTAGTCATTGGAAAGCCTACCGGTGCGGGCTGGGTCGGCCCATAGCCACTCGGCTAATTCCTCGCGGATCGTGTCAACTTTGCCGTTGGCGATCTTGGTCGCTTCGTCGTTCAAGGTGACTCGGCCATCGTCGTCTTTTGGATTCCAGACTTTTACCTGCGTGTTGTTCATCGCAGCTTGGAAAATTTTAGCGAAAGGAAGCTGGGCGACTCCGTATTTCTCCTTGGCGTTAGTTCCCCGGCCTAAGCCGTCATTATTGACTTTGAAATTCCAGCCTGAAGAGGCCTTGGTTAAAGTAAAGTTTTTCTCGGCCATTTCTGGATCAGCTCCAAGCAAGTGAGAGACATATCCGAGATAATCCTCTTTCGAGATCCATGAAGCTCCCATTTGAACTTCAATCTCGAAATAGGCGACATCGGCAGGCTGGATATTCTCCAGGGCTGCGATATTCCGATCCATGTCGAATCCCTGCTCTTTGGCGTCAATGGCTTCGCGTAGTTTTCTCCTGACGTTGCCGCCAAGATACTCTTCACCTGTCTCCCAGGTGCCTGCCGGAGTTTTGTAGATTTGATTCAGATCAAGAAGGCGATCGACGACTTCCTGCTCGGTGCTTTCGGAGATCTCCGCGATCCTGGCTATGTCGAGGCTTATGCTTTCGTTCCGCTGGATCGCGTACGCATCTTGGATATTTCCTCGAACATCGACAACCGCACGGCGCATGATGTCTTTCAGGAGAATGTCGCGGGGAACGGTTTTTCCGTTTTCTTTCCGCTCCAGGTTAAGGAGGGTGAGCGCCATCGGATCGTTGGCCTTTTCAAATGCCTTAATCATCGTGGAATCCTTAATGCTCCCGTGTTTTTTGACGAAAGCATTGAAGGTGGCGAGAGCTTCCGATCTGCGCGAATTGGTATCTGGATAGTCTTCCCGTTGCGAAGTGAGCAATTCTTTGACCTGTTTCCGGAGATCCAGAAGTGCCGAAAGCTGATCGCTGCGCTTTTTCGTCTCGGCCTCGCTCTTCACTTCCCACTTGAATACTTCGGAAAGGGGTTGCAACTGCTCTCCCCGGACGATGTAGAAACCTTTCGGGTTGGCGGTGCTGCCGTCTTCATAGACCACACTGTTTTGCGGTTCTCCGTTCTCACGGTTAAAGAACTCCTTGCGATCGGGGCGCTGCTGGCCTTCCGTGTAGATCCCGGCTGGGAGTTTGTCGGTGATGGATCCAAGCAGGGTTTCGTAGTTGTCCGGCCTTTCTACGGTCATTCCAGCTCTACCAAAGGTAGTGCCGTGTCCGTATTTCATTTCGCCGAGTATATGGGTTGGATTGTCTCTCCAATAGACGTTGGCATTGAATTGTTTGTCTTTTTCGCCGATTCGTTCGCTTTCGATCCATTCCTCATTGCCTGCCTCGGAAAGCTGCTCGGTGCGCTTCTGGAGGATGATTACGTCGGTAACGACGGAGGTGCCCGCGTAGCCTTTAAATGCTCCAGACGGGAATCGGAACGCGCCAACGAGTTTTGCTCGCTTCGCCATCTGGCGGCGGGCTACCTGGCCTTTTTTGTCCATCGTTCCCGACGAAGTAATTCCGACAACCAGGCCGCCTGGGCGAACCTGATCGAGAGCTTTCACGAAGAAATAATCGTGGAGTGAGAGTTTTAGGTGATTGTATCGGGTGTCGCTTGGTCCTTCCTTGTGGAAAGGCCAGTTGCCGATAATCAGATCGTAGAAATTGTCTGCGGTGGCGCTCTTCTCGTAGCCCATGATCCGAATGTTCGCATCTGGATAAAGCATTTTCGCCATTCCTCCTACCACGCTATCAAGCTCGATCCCGGTGAGAGAGCTCTTCGAGCGGAGCACGTCCGGCATAAGGCCAAAGAAATTGCCAATGCCCATCGATGGCTCCAGCGTCCGGCCGCCCTTGAATCCAAGGTGCTGAACAATGTCCCACAACGCTTTGACGTGCGGAGGATCCGTGTAATGAGCGTTGATGATCGAATCTCGGATGCTTTCCCATCCTGCTTGGCCAAGGTGCTCGCGGAGCCATTCGCTTTCCTTTGTCCACTCGTCCTTTGGATTGGGGCGATCCCATGAGCCTTGGAAGAGCTCCTGGCCGAAACTTCCCCAGCCTATGTAAGCGGCCATCGCGTCAAGCTCTTCCGGTGTCGGTTCACGACCTTCGGAAAATACCCGGTCGAAAGTTTCAAGAGCTTTCTGATTTCGCGCGAAACGGTCTTTCGGACCCTTTGCTCCAATAATCTTCTCCGGATCGGTTAAACGGTAGCCAGGTCTTCCTGAGTAGGCAGGCTGTTGATTTCCAGCCACTCCAGTTCCGTTTCCGGTGTTGCTGGCACCAGTTCCAGCATTGCTTGATTCAGGGCCGCTCCCGCTTCCCTCCCCTGGTCCACTTGCTGATGAGTCAGATCGATTACCTGGTCGTGGAGATCTTCCGCCCACGCTTCCAGTATTTTTGCCTCCTCCAGAAGCCTTGCCATTGTTGGGGCTCCGTTTTTGATCGCCTGGGCTATCGAGATCGCTGCCGGGCTTGGAATCCACGGATCCTTTAGATCCTGGTTCCAGTTGTTCACCAGTTTCCTGATCTTCACTACCAAGATTGGATTGATTCGTCTCATCACTGTTACTGTCTTCTAGTTGTTGCTGATTGTCAAGTTTCGCGGCGTCGATCTCCGCATACACGTCGAGCCACTTCACATCGCTTTGCAGGGACGGATTGGCCATCACGAACCCACCCCACACCGCTTTGGAATAAACGCGGAGCTTCGGTGAGATCCTGTCGAGAGAAGCGGCCAGGCCTTCTGGCGTCGTGACTCCCTCGGAGATCAAGATTTGAGCGGCACCAATGAGTTGCCCCATTTTCGCTACCGGGATCGGCTGCTGGTAAAACTCGTCGGTAAGTTCTGCTGTTTCCAGTCCATCGACCAGATCGGTGAACATATTTTTGAGAGCGCTTTCTCCCTCGGAAAGAGCTGGCTTCGCTGCGGGTGCGGGCGCTGGTTTAGCTTGGGGCGCTGCTTCCGAGGCCGGAACGTATGGTTTTAAAATCGGCTCAACATAATTGCGAGGCGAGATTTGCTGTTCAGCGTCTTCCTTGGCGCGCTCCCACATCGACCAATCATCCGGGAATACTGTTTTTTCAAAATACTCCAAGTCGGCGGTGGCCTTCGCTACTACGGTCGGCCAATCCTTTGCTTTAATCGCTTTGTTGAGTGCGCGTTTGCGTTTTGCATATTCGGCCTGGGAAAAATCGGCGATGGGGGCCGGAGCGGGCGCTGGAGCCGGGGCTGAGGCTCCCTCGGCCGTTTCCACGGAAGGCATCTGCTTGACGGTTTCCAGGATCTCCATAACCGGAGCTTCGAGGATGATTACTTTGATCGGCGTGTCTGGATCGGTTTCGAGAGCTGCAAGCCACTGGTGATGGCCGTCAATAACCCGGCCATTGGCGGAAACAAGGATTGCGCGATTGCCTCCTTCGTAGGATTTGGCTTTTTCAACCTTCTCGCGTGAGTATTCCGCCTGGGTTGGGGAAAGCTGCGAGGGGCGCATCATCACGTCGGCCTCGTAGTTAATTCCACGGGCTTTGAGGAACTGCACCATTGCGGAGCGGTCCTCGGCTTTGATCTGTGGCATCTCGGCGCGCGGGATTCCAAGCGATTGAAACTCTTCGGGGAAATTCTCCCATTCTGGGGTTTCTGGTGATTTGCTGCTAGTTTCCTGTGGTTTAGCAGAAACGGGTTTCGGCTGCTCCACGATCTCGGAAGGATCAACCAGGACGTTCTTGCCGTTCACTTCGACGATGATCTTGCCGTTCTTCTCCGATTGGATACGGAATGTACCGGTGATGGTTTCACCATTACGAACGAAAGTGACTTGCGTTGGCTGCTTTGGCTCTTGTGGCTCCGTTGGGGCGCTTTCCTCGGCTGCTTGCGATTCTGCAAAATTACGCCCACCTACATAATCGTTCTGCAAATCGATCCATTCCTCTTCAGTAAATGGCTTGCCGAATAAACCTTCTAAGTCTTGCCGTGATGGCATTTCGTTAGTTGTGGTTCCCCTTGGTCCTTTTGGCGAAAAGTCGGAAAGACTAGAGATTTCTCCAGCGCCAAGATTGTAAAGATCATCTGCTATTTCTTTGAATGTCCATCGTGAAGCATCGGCCTGGGGCGCTGATTTCGGCGCTGGCGCTGCTTTCGCGGGCTTGTTGGCCTTGTCGTATTCCTTGAGTTGCGCGGTGATCGCGTCGATCTCCACCTGGAGCTCCGGGGATAGGCCGCTGGCCACAAGCTCTTTGAGCGCTTTCAGGGCTGCGCGAAGGTGATCAACCGTTTCCTGGCGAAGATTTGCCCAAAACTTGGCGATCTCGGTCGGGGATCCGGTGGCCGTCTTTTGCTGGATGATGCGGAGGCCTTCGAAAGCCTTTTCCCAAGGCTCATACCTGGCAAGTTTGGCACCGTAAATATCGATAACCATCTGATCCTTGCCTGATGCGACAAACTCATTTTGCCAGATTTTGCCGTAATGCTCATTGCGCCATGTAACATAGTCGCCGGGGCTGCCCTTGCTTTTCCAGATTGCCTGGGCTGCGCGGTGTTGAGCGGCGTGGCGAACTTCCTCGTCGATCGACTTGGAAATCCAAACGCTTGTTTCCTCTTCGCTCATGTTCCGCTTTGCGGCGGCGGCCTTGAGTTGGTCGATGTTGATTACAATCGTGCCATCTTCGTGAGCGGCCGTCTTCTTATTCGGGTCGTTGGTAATCTTGAGGCCGTCTCCAAGCATCTTCTTCGCTTTGGCGAGTGCTTTCTTGATTCTAACTTCAGGGCGATCGGTTGAGGTTGGTGCACCAGTGTTGGTCGGTGCATTTGCACCAGGCTGCACTTCTGCACCTAAATTGATTTCGGCGGTTTCCGGTGTTACATCGAGCACACTGTCAACTTTCTCTCCACCTTGCCAGGAAGGATCGGACACGGCTTGATTCTGCGCGTCGGCTTCGTTGCGGGCGGTGACTTCGATCACGGTGCCATTCGTTCCGGTGATCCGGAAAACACGGTCAGTTGGTGCGATTCCTGGTGTTGCGGCCGCTGGATCGACAAAGTTAGGATCTGCTGCACGACGGTCTTTCTCTGCGCGGATAGCGTCAATGCTCAACTGCGCAAGCTTGGCTACTTCTTGGCCGTCAGGATCAGTGACATTTTGGCGAAGGATTGCTTTCAACTCCGTTTCTTTTTGATCAAGCTCGGCGTTGGTTCTTTTTATTATGCCTTTTGGGGAAAATGGTGCTTCTTCGGGCGCGGTTCTTGATCCCGGTGCGGTTCCGGTTGATCCGGTCGATCCGGTAGTTCCTGCTGCGGCTCCTGGAGCTGTTCCTGCTGCTGCGGCCTGTGCTTTAGCGATAGCGGCGGCACGATACTGAGTTTCGTCCATTGTCACCTGAGTCTTTGCTGCTGGTGATACGCTACCCATTATAGCGCTGCCTGCGTCGGTAATGACTAAAGATCCGTCTGCTGTATTATTTGACACCAGTGGTGCAGTGAGCCCGGCGGCGGCCAGTTCTTTTGCGGAAACTGGTTTGCCTTCACGAGTGATGCCAAGCGATTTGACTTCGGCATCGGTAAGAGTTTCCAAACCTTTGCCGTTGGTGATTTTAAGCATCCCCTTGGTTTGCGTCGGGGCGGCCGCTTCTGCGGTGGCTTTGCCTAAAACTTGCTCGGCCTGCGCGATCGCAACCGGATCTCCTGTCGCCTGGGCCTGGGTATATTTCTCCTGAGCTTCGATGAAAGATTGCTTTCCTGCTTCTTCCTTTGCGTTGATCTCACGAGTGATTGCGACGTGTTTCGCCACATCATCCAGATCGCTTGGCTTTTCGGCAATGGCCTTGGCCTTGTCGATCTCGTCCTGTTGAGCTTTCGGGCTTCCTGGATCTTGAGCGATCAGGCGAGTGTTGACCCCTTTTCTTTCGTCATGTTCAGCGCTGGCTTGTTCGCCTCTTCTGAGTTGGGGAAGGCCTCCACCGACAACCGCGCCCATTAAACCTGCATGGATCGATTCTTCGAGCACATCTCCAAGTTTGAAATCTTGTCCCAGGCCGACGGCTGAAATGGCTTTGTCTAAGAATTGGTTAAGTCCTTCTTCGACAAACTCATCTTTTGCATCGGCGAAAATGGTTTTACCCATCTTCTTGAGCTCCGCTCGTAATGTGCTGTCCTGGAGAGCTCTGCGGCCTCCTTTTGTGAGGAAGTCACGAAGGCTCATCGATTGCGCTGCTTTGCCAAGCGCTGCTCGCTCAACACCTCCGCCTAATACTTTCGCCAGAATCATGGTTTGCGCTGCGTTTGCAAACGCTGAAAGCTGCACGTCGGCCCGGCCAAGAGTAGATGCTATTTCTTTCTCGGTTAGGTCACGGCCTCCGAACTTCTCTTTCTCTATTTCGATTGCGTCGGAAAGTTTTGATTCGTAGCCTTGTGCTCCTGCCCATCCATAAACTGAAGTCCCTGCTACGATGGCCTGGGTGATCCCTTTCAGCCCTTTTGCATACGCTCCACCGACAAACATCGGAGCCATTTGAGTGACAGTTCCCGAAAGGTCTTTGCTTACAGAGAGATACCCGGTATTGCCTCTGGTATCGAAAGCGGAATCTGAAGCGGCAATGTATTTCCCTACTTCTTGCGCGTGAGCGCCCATACTTCCTGCCAGTTCATCGGCACCTACCAATCTGACGGCTCCGGCTGTCCCGCCTACTGCGGTTTTGTATATGCCCGCTCCACCCTCTTTGACGCCCGTTATCACGGCATCACCGAATTTGATGATCTCATTGCGATCCCTCATCGTGGCCGCGTAGGAATCAACGATCTTCACTTCATCGGTAACTCCGGCTTTTTTCATTGCCGACTCATGCGTCTTGAAACTTCCGTCCGATTTCCTTAAATCCTCGGCGATCTTCGCTACTACATTCACTCTCACTGCTTCCATTCGAGCAATGGCTTCGGCCGCATCGGCTTCGCTTCCAGCTTTCGCTTTGATGTCTGCCTCGATCCGGTCCCGCTGGCCAAAGATTCGAGCTGGGTTAAAAACAACCTCTCCGGTGGAAAGTCCCCGCACGTTGTCGGTATCTTGTGCCGTCCAGTAATTTTCTAGCGCTGCATCTTTGACGATACGCTCCCGGTCTTTCGGATCCGTAATGCCAGCTTCGGCAAACTTCTCGTCCTGGCGCTCAAGCATTTTGAGAAGCATCACGTTATCCAGCCTGGTTTCGCTCCATGTTGAATTAGGATTTTCTTTGAGCGCTTTATCATAGTTGGCGATTCTAGCCTGCAAGTCAGCCCTGACGTTTTCACGCCCACCAAGCCTTGCTGTCATTCCGTTCAACTGTTCCTCAAGATATTGAACGGAAGCCTTTTTCTTCATGCGCTCTCCCTCACTAGGAACATCCAAAGTGTTCAGATCGGAGACGGCTTTGCCTAATACTGTTACGGTATCTTTGGTGGCCTCAAGTCCTCCCCTTTCTACTCCCGTCAGTCGATCCAGGTTTTTGATGTTGATACTCTCGCGGATCTGCGCTTCACGTTGGCGTCGCTCTCCCTCCAGGCTTTGCTGGGCCTGTCCACGAACCGCTTCAACTTCCTGGTCCGGTGCTGCTTTCTGCTCTGCGAAGGCCTCGCGGGTTTGCTTGAGCTCTTTGAGCTTGGCCTGGGTTTCCGTCAACTCCGTGCCTCGAACACCCTGCTGCATTTTCTGCATGAGTGCGGTTTCCTCCTGGGCCGCTGAGTTGTCGGCCGTTTCGAGTGCTTTCGCCCGGCCTTGCGCGTTGCTGGCCGCTTCGTTGCCTTGGTCGGCAATGTCCTTTTGCTGTTGCGCGTAGGTCTGCTGCCAGTAGCCAGGGCCTCCAATCTTGAGCTCATTGGCTTTGACCTTCAGGCCGTAAAGGTGCTGATCCTCTTCATCGAGCTGTTTTTCGCGTCCAAGGACGGCATCGAGCTCTTTCTTGCGCTGGGCTGAAGTCTCCTTCATTCCATACTCAGCCTCAAACATTTCGCGCTCCTTTTTATCAAGGCGCTTGAAGTTTGGATCTTGGCGAGTAAGTGAGATCCTGGAAATTTCGTTTTGAGTAGAATCAAGCTCGCGCTCAAATCCCAGCTTCACCGGGTCGTTTTTTTCTGCGAGGCGCTGGGACTCTCTCACGGCCGCATCAGATCGACTGAGAGCTTGTCGCTCGGAAGCGATCGCTTGAGCGTTGCTCTTCTGGAAGGCCACGTTATCGACGAACATTCTCCACACTGGAGGTGCGGTCTTTGCTGCGAATCCGCTTTGCGGGCTTACGTTGTCAGTCACCGCTGTTTCACCCATACCACGTCGCATAGCGCTACTTGGCTTTTGGGTAAACATCGACGGATTCTCTTCTTGTTCTTCATCGAGAAAGTCTTCCATTTAGTGTGTTTTCTTGGGTGTTTTTTAGCGTTTGAATTTCTTCGGCGCGCGTTTTTCCATCATTTTGTCGTAACGATTTGCGGAATTCACATCCTCTCCAGTCCTCCATCTTTTTGCGTTATCGCTTTGAATCCCTGGATTGTCTTCGTAAAATCTAGTCAGCGCTTTTTTCTCAGATCGTGATTCCTGTGGCGCTTCGGCTCCTTTGCCAATGTTACGCATCCAGTCATAGGAAGCTGGTGCAGCAACTTGTTTCATCCCTGCATCTTTCAATGCTTTGTCTCCGGCGTCCCATGCCGCTTTGTTAGCGCGTCCTTGTGCTTGGCGCTGCTCGTATTCTTTTTGAGCGTTAGCCTTGGCTTGCGCTACTCCGGCGTCACGCGCTTCTAGGCTTCCAGGACGTGGTGCGGCTTTAGCTGCGGCCGCATCAGCTTTAGCTTTTGCCTGATTCTTTGCATAGGCTTCTGCGGCAGGCCTCGATTGTTCTTGTCTTAACTCTGATTCTTTCGCTCGCGTTTGCATGGATCCAGTTGCTCCGGATGGAAGCTTGTCGCCGGGTTGATAGCCAAAAGGCAATCCAGTAGCAGGGTTGATCCTCTGTTTATTTCCGGCGCTATCCTCTATGGTTTCATATTGTCGTCTTTTGACTTCGATATTATTGCCGTTCTTGTCTTTTCCTTTTATGGTAACATCTGGCAATACTTTGCTTACGTTCCCCCCGGTTGGAGCGTTGCTCATTGCGGTCTTGTTTTGCTCAATTTCCGCGCTGTTGGGTTTTACATTGGCTGCCATTGCTCCTGCTCCTGCGGATGGTGCTGGTGCTGCGCCTGGTGACTTGACTCCTTTTATCCGTTCACGAGCTGAATCATTGTTGGCCCAATTTTTATCTCCTGCTTTCAATGCGTCCATCTTAGCCTTGTCTAGTGGAGATTTAGGATCAAAATTGGAAGCGGTGCCTTTTCTAAACTCCTTTGTATAATCAACTTGAGGCGCTGATTTAGGCGCGGCAGAAGTTGGGGGTGCTGGGGGCGCTTCTTTTGTGCTACGCGGCTCACTGTATGCCTGCGCTTGCAATCTGCTTTCAGGTGTTGCCACCTTTCCGTCAGAAATAAGTTGAGATCGGTTAGGTTCCACCGACGATACAGGGATTGCTCGCGGAATAGTTGAATCCGCCGGAGCTGGGGCAACAGGCTTAATGTTCGCAGCCATTGAAGAATTAGCCACTGGAACTGGAGCTGCGGGCGCTGCGGGTTTTTTTTTCACGTCATAACTTCCTGTGGACGTTTGACCCATTTGTAAATAGTTGGCTGGCATGATCGTGGGTAATGGTTGTGGTTGTTTTAAAATTGGGTCAATAGCCGTATCCGGCTCCTTTGGTTGGTTTGTCCATCGGCTTCTTCCATTGGGTGGATTGTGTTCCAGTGGAATTCATTGAAGTGTTTTCTTTAGTGCGGTTAGTGATTCGCGTTCCTGATTCTGGATTGACAACAAAATCTTCATCAGCACCAGGCAAATTGTTTACGTTGTTTGCGGCCTGCGCAGCTTGATCCATTTGATTAAATGCGGCCATGCGTTCAGAGTCGGCCGGGCGGTTTTGAACACGACTGGCATATTTGTCGCGGATTTCTTTGGGTGCTTTTTCCCATAGTTGTTTGCCGTATTCAATGGCCTCGTCTTCGGTCATGCCTTTGATGGCTCCACTTTTGTATGTTCCTGCTTTGTTATCCCGGACATTTGCTTGTAACCCGCCACCTGTCGAAAGAAGGCTTGATAAGGCTTCGCCGAATCCGGCGGCTTGTTCAACCGCTTGCACTGGTTGTTGCCTTTGTGACATAGGTTGCGTTTGTGCTGAATTGCCCATTCCGGCCCCAGCAGTAGGTTTATCCATTGGTTTTTTAAAACCAGGCTTAACATCGGCTTGATACTGCTGCTCGTCCATAGCAGGGAATGTCAACAAAACTTAACCATTTGTCAATCTATCAAGCGGAAAACGTAGATTTTTTGGGCACTGGTCGGTTGTAGTATTGGCTTTGGCTACGAAGATCCGGCGGTGTCCATTCCTCCCGCGCATTTTCGAACCAGGGAGTTGCCTGGTCGATAAGCTGGAATCCAATGGCAATCGCCAATACGTCGTCGTCGTGCTTGCCTTGCGAAGCTTCGGCTTTCCCGTTGGCTTTGGTCACGAAATGGCGCATCTGCTCGATCGCCCAAGGGCACCGGATGTGCAGGCCTTCGCCAAATTCTCCCCGGCCTGTCTCGCGCACACCTCGGGCAAGGTTTTCAATAATCATTCCCCTGGTCCGAACGTCCGTCATCCAGCCATAGGCCTTCGTAATTACGTTCTCACGGTTGTTGAAGAGCTCGCGCTGGTAAATGTCCACGTCTCCTTTGAGTTTGAGAAGTTCCACCATTCCCTTGTCCATGTTCATCTCCGGGATGATCTTGGCTTGGTAGTAGCGAGCCATGCGCCAAACCTCTTCGGTAAGAACGTCGATGTCCCACCAACATCCGAACCGGATCCCGTCTTTTACAAGGATGTTGCGCATAACAACGGCTGGAGGCACCCAGCGGCCGCTTTCGACGTAGCCTTGCCGGAATACGAACACTCCATGACTGTCGGGATCAATTCCTCCGGTTTGACTGGCTCCTGTCATTGGGTCGATTGCAACCAGGTAGCGACATCCTGGGCGCGGCTGCTCCCATCGGACGACGCGGGCGGTTTGCTCGCTGGTTGGCGTCCAGGAAACACGGTCGGCACGTTGGTTGTATTCAAGTGCACCGAACTGGCGAGGAATACGCTTTGACATCTCTGCCTGGTGATCGAGCCCGGCCTGATCGAATCGGCATTGGCCAGATTTGAGGAAGGCGCTTTCCGGATCGAAGGGATAATCCTGGCAAAACCGATCGAAGTCACCGTTACACTCGTCTCGGATCGCCCATCGCATCCATGCGACCTGATAAAGATCCAGGCTCCACTTCTCGGAGAGCTTCTGCTCCTGTGGGGTGAGATCGCTGAAAGAGTAGATTCCTTCACTCTCTGGAGGTAGGCGAGAATCATCGAACTCGAACCAGGCCGCGAACACTTTGACATAGCCGTTCTTGCCAGCAAGGAACTCTTCGAGCGTGATCGCCTTGTCGAATCGATCGTAAAAGAATCCACTGGCACCTTTGCCTGTGCTCTCTTCGATGATCAGTGTGTCGGGCTCGTTTGGTACGCACTTGAGAAGGCCGTTCAACACCTGGTCGGCGTTGGCGACTCCCTCTTCTGCCAGGTAAGCAACCTCGGTGATGATCAACACCTGGAAAGTGCCGGATCGGCCTGCGTTCTGGTTGGCCAGCGTGATCCGCTCCATCGATGATCCATTGGAAAAGCGCGCCTCGGAGTCCATTACTTTGCATGATCGTGGGTCGAGCTCGTCAGTCTCGGCGTAAGTGGACAAGATCTTGAATAAGTTCTTCCCCTGGAAATGCGCACCTCCCGCAATGAGCCCGCTGGCTGGCTTGGCTTGCAATCGGCGATACCCGGCGGCAACCGAGAAGGTGGAAGATCCTTTTTGCCGGGGCTTGAGACATACCAGGCGGCAAGGTCGGCCGGATTCATGCGCGGCTTTGATCACTTGATTGATCCGGATCTGATACACGTTAGCCTGTGGCCTTACGAGCTCACCGCTCTTCTTTCGAATCTTGCCGAATGACTCCATCCAGGCCGCTGTGTCCCAGCGAATTGTCTCCCGGATAGTGGCTTGATCGATCATAAAGAAAATGTGCGCCTTATTGGTTATCCCCGCAGGCGCGGAAGGGTATGAATTGCCGGGTTTGCGTGTCCTTTGGCTTACCCGGCCGCCAACCAACTAGACTAACGTGGACATGAGTGTTTGAAGTGAATGGTTTTTCATGTTGCCGAAACATCAAGCACATCCATTAAGGCCTGTCAATCTTCAACATTTTGAGAAGATGAAGTTTCTTCGTTCACTCGATACATCCAATCGTTGCTGTCTTCGGTTGCCCATTTGTCGTGCGCTTCACAATTCCACTCGTCAGTGTTCACTTTGTAGTCCGGTCGATCCGGGAAAGGCTTGGTGACGTGGCTGGGCTCATGCCAGCGGAGGCGGTTGTTGGGTTGTAAAGCAAACTCCCCATTGTCAAGCTGGATGAAATGAGCGCTCTTGTGCTCGGATGGATCAACGGCAAGGGTAAAATCAATCCCGTGTGTCATGTCAGACCCCCATTGCATTGTCCAAAGGTATCGGCCGCGAGCCCATTTACCCGTCTTCATGCGAACCTCAACAATTAGGCCAGCAAGATACTGAAGCTCGACCAGGTTGAAATTAGAGCTGAAACAATTCCAAAGCTGAAGATGATGGAATGGGTGTTCATGCTCGTGCTTTTGTGAATGAAGTGCGTGGATCGGCAGCTTGTCCCGCAATGCACCATTCTCCAGCAATACCTGGAAAAGCGCAGCGTTGCCGGGGATGGATCTTACCGAGATCATAACTCCAAGCTCATATTCACCGTGCCCGGCGGTGTGGTCGGTCATAAACTCTCGACGAACAAGAACTTTGATGGGCGGGGTAGATGCTTCGTGTAATGGCATGAAATTGGTGTCGGTTAATCTTCAAACTCCAGGGTTGGGCTCTTCTTTGCTACGGCTTTAGCTTTCTTTGCTACTGTGGGTGCTTTTGTTTCCGCCGGGATCACAACTTCCACCGTGGAGGTTGGTGGAACGGCCTCAGTGGTTGAGTGCTTCTCTGCCTGCTCCAGGATCGATCGGAAGGCTGCGCGGAGTGCTGGTGATCCTTTCAGGCGCTCTGCCAGGTCGTGAGCGGCATCCGCGTTCATGTTGATGTTCAAGATCTCCTGGCGCTCCACCGGGCGGCCAATCATGTATGCCAGGATCAACGTGGCCGCGCTCAGTCTGGTCCGGTTGTCCGGGATCTTGTGCCCTCCATTCGTGATGTTCTCGGCTTTGCTTAGTTCATCCAGGAGCCCGGCCAGCTTGTCACCGTCGAACTTCCTTACGATCGCCGACATAACATCGGCCTGCATGAGTCTCATTCGATCCGGCCCGATCGGTTGCAATGCGTCTCCTTTGCGGTCGGTGATCTCCTGGTTATCGATTTGCTCCGTGAGCTCGGTTACGATCGTGGTGGCCACGGGTTGCTTTGGGGCGGCCTTGGGTTTCGCTTTCTTCTTCGCTATCTTAGCTGCCTTTTTTGCGGCCTTTTTTGTTGGGTTTGGTTTTGCTGGCATAATTCAAAAAGTTTCGCGCGCGCGAGGGAAATGTATCTTACCGGATCCGGTCAACTGTTGAGATGAACATCATCTATTCACAACCAGGCCAACAATATCGCAAAGGGATTTCTTTTCGACGTGGATGGCCATGCGGTAAATTCTTCCGATCTTCCTGATGTCGAGGAATTGAATCTCTCTCTTGCATTGAAAGGCCATGTCTTCGAGCTTTGATTTGATCTTATCGACGTAGATCTCGTTGTCCTCCAATTCGATGTCCCAGAAGGCTTGGTAATGTCGGATCGTTATTTTGTTGATTTGTGCAACTCCCATCACCGGGAAAGTAAGGAACATAATTCCCTTTTTCAGTAGGTAGAAAGCGTGGGGGAAGTATCGGCTGGGAAGGCCGTAGGGATCGATGTCAACGATGTCGTAGATCTGTCGGTTTGCGATTAAGCGAAATACTTCGATCTCACTGTCACCTTTTACGGCCGATACGCCTTCCAAGAATAATCCATTCACGAAGGCCACACGTTTCTCATCGATGTCAAAGCAATCAACCTTGCCGAGCTTCTGGTAGCGCTCTGTCATTCCACCGAATCCGCAATGGGTTTCGAGCGTGTTGAGCTTTCCGTGTTTCAGGTGAGCTATTGCCACTTCCAGTTGTTCGGTCTTCTCTGATGTGTGCTTGTATCGATCCATGTTACTGGATTGCTGTAATCGCCTTACCTTGTGCTTCACGCTGGTTGCGGAGGTGCCGAGAGCTGTGGCTATCTCTGCGTAGGTCTTCCCGGCCTCTCTGTGTTGGAGGGCAAGGGATTCGGTTTCATCGTTCCATTCCATAATTCAATCAATCGTTTGGTTTGAGGTTATCGATGGCAGCCTTGTGCATGGCGACGGTTACCAGGTAGCCGTCTTCGTTCCAGTAGGAGTGATCGCGGAAGGATTCGTGTAATCCGGTTTCGTTGAACTCTTCGGGGGTGAGTTTGGTCCACCTGGCTGTCGTGGCTGCGGTCTTGCCCATGTTGCGGGGGTTTATCTTTATCTCCTTTGGGCGGAGCGGGTATTCTCCATTGATCCATTTATCGGATGAGAGTCTTTTGTGACGGTATTGCAGGCATTTGTCGCAGCGCTGCTGTAAGGGAGAACCATCCCATCCGTTTGTGAGGGTTGTTGTCCAAGTGTGGAGTCTGCACCTGGTGATCCAGGCGATGAGGCGTTTCAGTGAGTCCATGGATTTGCTGGTATTTCGGGGAATCGGACGGTGATCCGTAGCTCTTGCCCCATTTGGTTGTATTCGATGTGCCTTGCGATGTTGGCGGCGATTTCTCCGGTCTTTTCCCGGACGCGCTTCTCAACGCGCTTGGCGGCCTCGGCTGCTTCTTCTTCGATGATCTCCTTGGTGTGGCGATCGATGGCTTGTTTGATAATGGATTCGATGTTCATAAATTTACCTGTTATCACCTGTTATTCACCTGCTTAACAGGTGGAAGCGCATGAGTGATTTGGTAATGGATTCGCCGGGTTTGACCATAGGGCTAAACCAGGCATCCATATCCTCGCGCGAATCAAATCCTTCGCATTGCCAAAGCGGTGGATCAATTTGGATGCTGTAATTGTATCTCATGTGCCCTGATGGCATTTTGGCAATTCCAACAAGGCACGACTCGACCACTTCAATGGCGGCCACGTCAATTTGGGGAGATCGGTAAGGTTTTTCGCTCCAGTTGTAGAGCATGACGGGTTTCCCTATCGGCCAGGGGTTGTTGCGGATCGTGGTAAATTTCCGGCCATCGAGCACGGCCTGGGAGAATCGTTTGTCAAGTGGGCGTTTAATCATGGTAATTGGTTTCGTTTATTTGCATAATTGCCGATCCGTCTCTCACTCCGATTTTGATGATTCGCTTGTCGCGTTTCAATTCCGAGAACCTTCCAGAAATGACATTCATTCCGACGTTCCAATCGGTAGCCAGTTCTTTACAGGTGATTCCCTTCGGGTGATTTTTGATTGCTTCAAGCACTTCCGCCCGCTGGCGAGGGAGTGAGTCGTGTATCTTTTCAAAAGCGGCTTCGCTTTCGGTATTCCCGCTGTGTCGGTTCTGGGTAATGTCCTGTTGTTTGCTTTCCCCGTAATCGAATAGGTCGTCGTTCATAGTAGTGTTTTTTCGAGCTTATTTGCAATTTTTCTGAGCGACGCGATGCACAATTCAATAAATTCATCATCTTCATCCTCCAAAGGCTTGAGCAGGTCTTCCAGTTTGACAAAACGCAGGTGTCTGCTTTCGGGAAGTTCAAGCTCTATCAAAAGCTCTTTGTTTTTTAATTGGAAATCCAAAGAAACGTCTCTGGCTCCAATTAAATACCATTCAGTCACTTCTCTATTAAGTGCTTTTTTGAAGAGCGGATTTAGGTCATTTCCTATGTAAAAGTCTTCTTTGAGTAATTGATCTAATAGCGGGTCTTTTTTCATAATGGTTTCGGGATGTTTCTGCAAAGGGTGTAGAAGAAAAATTGGGAGGTGTTGTCGGCTAGTACAACGATCGTGGATCCGTTGAAGGTGGTGGGCTGGAAATACAGGTCGTCTGGTTCTTTGGAGAAAGTGTGGGAAATCTGGCAGAATACTTGCCAGGCAGGGAGAGTCATAACCGTGATAATGTCCGGGGAGATGGTGTTATCGAGGCACCTCACGGAATGATAGCAAAGGTTGATCTGCTCCATCATGTCCTGAATGAGCAAGTGGCCTTGGATGTATTCGTGGATGTTTATCGGTTTAAAATAGGGAATTGGCTTAAGATATACATCGTGCCATTGAAGGGGCTTTTTTTTGAAGTCCATCGGTTATTTCTTAGGTTCCTTCTCGAAATAATCAAACCATGACGTTTCACTAAAAAGAATTCGGATAAATTGCTTCTTTCGCCAGATCGTCTCAAGCCATGCGATCTTGCCGGAGTCGTCGAGGCGTACGGGACGCCAGGCAAACCATCGGTGAGGACGTGAAAGCCTGTCGTCTCGTTCCTGGGTTGATTCAAAATTCCATTTCATGGCTATTTCCGGTAAACGCAGAGATACCCGTCCTTCTCGGCGCAGAATACATCCTGGCCAGGGAAATTGGCGCAGATCTCGGAGAAAAGTTTGACAGGCACCGGGAGTTTGATCCGGCATAAGTAGGATTTGAGCTCATTATATCGGTGTTTTTGTTCTTCCAATAAATCTAATCGGCCTTCGGCCAAAATAGTAACTGCTTTATTCCATTCAATAAGATCAGCGATCTCTTTCCTGGCCATTTTAAGTAAATCCCAGGCGGCGAGCTCGGCCTGAGTGTCGTTATCTGTATCGTTGTTTTTAATCATAATCTTTATTGCTTAAAAGGTCGTTCTTCATCTTCACATCTTATGGGTGATATTTCCCCCGTATAATAACCTGTATCCCATCCATTATAAGGAAGGGTTTTCCGACGAGAGCTATCAACGGGAGGCTTTACCGGAGGCCTATTGAGTCGCTTTTCCATCATTGCCTCAAACTGCCTATCAAGTTCTATTTTCTCGATGCGTTTGCGTTCCAGGCGTTCGATCCTGCGCTGTTCTTTTTTTTCTGGAGACATCATCGGATTAAAGGGTTGGGGTTGTTCCGGCCCATTCGGTATTCTTGAGATAAGTGGCCTCCCTCATCGGGGTCCTATCCTTGTGGTATTGAATCTGATGAAGTATGTCGTCAACCAGTTGGGCGTCTTCAACGATCCATTGCGCGTGATGCTTGGTTGTGCTCGCCTTGTCGCGCGGGGTGCGGTTGCCGGAGTAGGTGTGGCGCTGCTCAAATCCGGCAACGGTGTTGGCCAGCCTGGTTTGAGCGTAATGAGCTAAGGCTTTCCACCATTCCGGATCGATCCACACGTCGGGAGATTCTTCGCTTACACTGTTGCCAGTCCGGCGAATAGCGTCTCCTATTGCCAGGTGGATGCTGACGCGATTGGGTTTACCAACATAGCGTTCACGATTGCTACCTCCGATCGCTACTCCGCCAAAGCTGGAAGCAAAATAGGCGTCGGTGACAGTGCCAATCCCTTCCGCATAGAAAAAGAGTGGCTTGCCTCGGCCGTAGTAAGCGGATCCGACCTTGATCGGATAAATGCCTGGGGCGAGCGTGGTTTCCTGCCACCAGGACGCGGTTTCAAATGATGAATCGCGATCGACGTGCGGAGTCTTGATCCGGTAGAATCCGACGATGGTGCCGAGTGCTGGAGGAATGAGTGAATCTGGAATTTCTTGGATAGTGTTCATGGCTTGTAAAAAAGAGTTGTGGCGGGGATTGGACCCGCCGGGTTGATTGATTAAGTGAAGTCGTAGTAGGACATATTTGAAGATTTCGGCAGGTGACTGACGAGAGCTCCTTCGGACGGCTGGATAAAAACCTTTTGATCGGGATGGAACCCGGCGGGCGAGATCAGGCGCTCGCCTTTTGGCAAAAGAAGATATTTTCCATCGGGGAAAATGAGATTGGCTTTTTGGGTTTCTTGCAGGCCTTTGATCTCGTGTCTCAAGTTATCCAAGCGGATAAGCTGCCAATGGCGAACGCTCATGGATGCGTAATCGCTTTCACTGAGAAGCATTTCCGCTTCTTCCATTTCTTCAGAGTTGAAGACGCCAATGTCCGATTTCAGTCTTTCTTCATCGGCAATGCGATCTGTTACTTTAATGGCCAGTTGTGCCTGGGCTTCTTCGTTGTTTTTAATAATTTTAGAGGTTTGCATAATGATAAATCGCTCGTGCGATGTTTCTATTTAGAAACTTTTTTACCGGGTTTGCAATACCTTTTTTTGAGGGATTTGATTTCAGCCTCCATGCTTCGAAGTGTGTCGATGATCTCCGGTGTTACCTGGTCGCCATGTTTTTGGATTAGTTGGTCGGTAATCGGCGTCTCGGATCCGGCCGCAACCTCTTCGGGTGTTACATAGATATGTCTCCAATCATATCGATCGGGCTTTACCTTGATGAGCCCGGTGGATGGATCAATGGACGCGACGACACCTTTTGATCTTTTTTTCCGGCCGCGTCGGATGTAAGTGATGCTAATAGCTTCTTTTTTCACCGGATTCTATTAAAACGGTTGTCCACCGGGGCTGGCACCGGGTTGGGAATGATGGTTGTAATGATCGGGGCTCCGCTTTTGAATTTCATCAAATTCTCAATAAAAGTCATGTTGACGGATCCGGTTCCTCCGTTGCGGTTTTTGGCTATGATTAGCTCAGCTTTGCCCGCCAGGGATTCTTTCTCGGCGTCTGTGGCCGCGTAATAGGCCGGGCGAGTGAGCATACCAATTACGTCGGCATCTTGCTCGATGGCACCAGATTCTCGAAGATCGCTCATTTGTGGGCGGCCTTTGGATTTCCCGGTGCGTTTCTCGGCGTCTCGGTTGAGTTGTGCCAAAACAATGATCGGAATGTTCAATTCCTTGGCCAGCGCCTTGAGCCCGCTGGAAATGTCGGAGATCTCGCGCTCTCGTGATCCCATTGCCTGTTTTGAGGTGGATTTGCAGAGTTGGAGGTAATCCAAGCCAATTACCTTGATCCCGTGTTTCCGGTGCATCCTGCGAGCCTTGGCGCGGATCTCATTGATTGTCGGGCTCGCCTTGTCGTCGATAAATAGCGGAGCGTTGGCAATCTTGATCGTGGCCGACTTAAACTTCTTTCCTTGCTCTTCAGTGAGCTTCTCCCCCCGGAGAAAGATAGAAGCGGAAAACCCGGCCAGTCCATAGGTGAGGCGCTCCAGGATTTGCTTTTTGGGCATCTCGGCCGAGAACACAAGAGAGGGGAGGTCCTGGCCGATTACCATGTTCTCGATAATGTTCATCAGCAAGCTGGTTTTCCCCATCGAAGGCCGGGCGGCGATGATGATGAGCTCGCCAGGCTTAAATCCTCCGGTCATTCGGTCCAAGTCTTCGAATTGAGTAAGGACCCCGGTGGCTGCTGGCCTATTTCCTTGGGCGCGTTCTATCATCTCCTTCGTGATCTCGCGGAGAATTGCCTTGTTGCTTATGTCTTCCTCTTTCGAGCTTGATTCCCGGATTGAAAGGATCTGGCGCTCAGCTTCGTCCAGAATTATGCTAGGGTCTTCCGGTTCTTCATACACGGCCGCGACAGTATTGTTGCTTGCTCGTATCAGGGATCGCAGGATATATTTGTTTTTGATGTGATGGAGGTGATTGTCAAAGTGGCCACCAACAAAAGAATAACTGTTGATTTCAACAATGTAGCCAGCGCCACCGCATTTCTCTAGTTTTCCCGCATCCAACAACCTTTGCACTAAACCGATCATTTCAATCTCTTCATTTTCTTGGAAAATATCGAGAACAAACGAATAAAGCGTTTGATGCTGGGGTAGGTAAAAATGAGACTCAGTGATTCCTTCTTCAATGGCTCTTGTAAGAAACTCCTGCGGGTCTTGCAGGATGTAACTAAGCACGGATTTTTCCGGCTGGAGCGCGTAGGGGAGCTCACGCGTCACATCGTCAGCAATAGGGAGTTGAGAGTGTAAATTTAGATCGTTCATCGTTATTAGAGCTTTAGATATGCAAATTAGTTGATGGTCGATCTATTCGAGAGGGGAAAGGAAAATGACTTCGGTTGCGTTTACTTTGAATTTCGATCGTGGTTGGCCTGATTGCTTGTCGGTCCATACGTCTTCCACCAGTCGGCCTGTAACTCCAACTCGTTTGCCTTTGACAAGATGTTTATGACAGAGTTCACCCATCTCTTTCCATGCAACAACATCGATGAATATGGTTTCTTCCTTTAGCGCCCCTTCTGAGCTTTTATGAGATCGATTGATTGCGATGCGCAAGTTGCAGCAAGCAAAGCCTTTTGGAGTGTGTCGTAGTTCCGGATCTGCTGTGAGGTGCCCGGTAATTGTCAGGTTGTTAATGTCCATCATTGTATTGTATTGGTTTGAGATTATTGGTTCTTGAAAAGTTCGGTCTGCTGCTCGATCTCGGCAGTGAGTTTGATTTGGTGAAGTTCTGGCCAAATAATCGGAATGAGATTTGGGGTCGCTTTCCGGCATCCTTCGGGGATTATCCAGTCGATCACCCTGCCCATCACTTCGGATTCGGGGCGACTGATACGATCTTGGATCGCCATTGGTTGTTTGGTGCGCTTGGATTCCGCGTAGGCGTCGAGAAACTTTTGCCAGCGTGGTTCGTCGTCATTGACCGGGATAGCCACGGTAAAAGCCTGGTCGTGTGATTTTTTAAGGATTCGCTCATTCCAGTGAAGAAGAAGAAAACATTTAGATCCAAACCTGGATCGCTTGAGAAGGTGTTTGATTTGGCGAGGCTTGATCTTTTTAGGCTCCATCTCAAATGTTGCCTTGGAGTCAACTTTGGCCTCGATGATGTAGTGGCGGCCGTCGGCCCTGGTGCCTTCAAAATCTGGCTTGCTTGGCACGGCTCGGATCTCCCCTCCAAAATTAGAAACCTCTACTCCATAGCGATCCATGCAAAAGATCCCGGCTTTCTCTGCTCTATCGGCAGCGTCCAGGATAAATTCTTCAAATTCTTTACCAGTAAGTTTTATTGGGGTAGGCGCTATCATATCTTCTCGCTGGTTAGTTCGTTCGTGGTTAGGGATTGTAGGGCTTCGATAGCATCGCTGTATTCTCCGCAACCGTCGCCAGTAATGAACGGCAGACAGTTCCGTAGAGCCACCGCCAGCCTGTCGCGCTGCTCGGTGACTGCGGTTAGTTCGCGTTCTAGTTTAGCCATGTCGTTCGCATAGCAGTATTCGATGAGTGAAGAAATTCCATTTTTTCTTACTCTGGTTTCTGAATCATCTGTTCTCGGTGTGTCTGTGTTCATAGTTCTTTCGGTTGGTTGTTAAAGTTTTCGATACCACAAACCTACATAGGAGCGTAGTTTATCAAGGCGGCATTCTTTAGGTGAACAATCTG